CACCAATCGGTGATGCTCCTGCATTAACGGCAGAACAAGAAGCACAAAACACTCCAGCAGATGAAAACACTCCAGCTACTCATGGTTGGATGTATGTTTGGAACGAAGCTGGACAGACTTGGGACTTGACAGACGCTTTAGCATAAATTAAAAATGGTGGTGGTATGCAGAAGAAAGTATTAACAGAGCAAGCTCTATATTTCGGTGACGTGGCAATGCCTAAAGATTGGGACATTGACCGAGATAAATTATCGGGCGATATTTTACAATCAATAATTCAAAACAAAAATTTTCCATTCTCACGAACATTCGATATGTTGAATACTTATATGAGAGATCATATAAATTTAGACTATGGTTTTACTTTAGTTAATAAAGATACCTTTGGTAATATTTATAAACCAGGAGAAATATCACAACCTTTTATAAATGTAGATCCAGTAGATTTACGTAACTCTCCAGACTATACATTACTCTATGGTGTAAAAACTAAAAATTGTATGGTTCGAATACACTATGAAGATAACAGACGTAAAGGTAGATCTTGGGATATAGAACTTAAAGATAATATGTTCCTTATGTTTCCATCAACTAATATGTATTACATAAACAATAATCAAAAGGATAGTTTAAATTTTATACAAACTATATTGTATGAATATATCTAATTATTATTGGTATTTTAAATCTGCTCTAACACCAAAATTTTGTGATGATGTAATAGCTTATGCTAATAAACAAAAAGAAGTAATGGCTCTTACTGGTGGTTATGGTGATAGAAAATTAAAAAAAGAGGAAGTATTAAATTTAAAAAGAAAAAGAAATTCAGATTTAGTATGGCTTAACGATACTTGGATATATAAAGAAATACATCCCTATGTTCACGAAGCAAACAAAAAGGCTGGTTGGAATTTTGATTGGGAAAGAAGTGAGTCTTGTCAGTTTACAAAATATAAACTAAACCAATACTACGATTGGCATTGTGATAGTTGGGATAAACCTTATCAAAAAAAAGAAGGAGATCCTGATAATGGTAAGATTAGAAAACTATCTATGACTTGTCAATTAACAGATGGTTCAGAATACCAAGGTGGTGAATTAGAATTTGATTTTAGAAACTATGATCCACATATGAGAGACGAATCAAAACATAGAGTACAATGTAAAGAGATATTACCAAAAGGA